TCATGCTGTCCTCCCGGCGCGATGGCCTGCCTCGAGTTCTCTCCCCACCAGGGTGAGAAGGGTACAGAGGTCAGACGGGTTTATCTCAACGACTGCCGCTGCATTGCTGCCCGCCAGCCAGACAATGGCCCGCAGGCAGGCCAGGCCGTCCTCAAGCCGGTCCAGCGGCGCTCCCGCGGGGGTGAAGAAAGGACGATCAATGTGGTGAGGTTGGTTTTCCACCGTTTGGTGTTCGCTCATGGTGTGGTCCTTTGGTTGGTGTCAAAGAGCGGCGCCAGAGCGTTTCTGGCGCCGGGTGCTTGACAGTTGCCAAAGGCCAACCCCCGGCTATTCCCCGTGAGGGTGTTGTATTGACCGGGGCACCCGACCGAAATGTGTGCGGTAATGAGGTGTAGTCCATTTCGGAGGAGTCCGCCTTTGGCTGTGTCACGTGGCCGGTCTGTCAAGGCCTGCCACTCCCCCGAATCTGCTCCTGTTCGCGCCTGCCGTCAACCCGCTGGGGGGCGTTCCTGTGGCAAGATGGTCCGGCCCGCGCCCTTCTCAACCGGAGCGGGCTGTCCTAAGCTCCGCTGAAAGACAAGGGGAGGCGGACATGACGGCAGGCAAAGTGTCTTCGGTGATTGTGGTCGCCTTCCTGGTTGCCTCCTGTGCCACCATCACCAAGGGAACCGATCAGGTTGTTTCGGTCGATACCCCGAACTATCCCGGCGCCCAGTGCACCCTGTCGTCCCGCGTGGTCGGGTCCCGCACGGTCACCACCCCCGCCACCCTGGAACTGCCCAAGTCCAAGGATGACATCCGCGTCAGCTGCTCGCTCGGCTGTGCCCGGGGCACCGGGATCATCACCTCCAACACGGAAGGCATGACCGCAGGAAACGTGATCCTCGGTGGTGTGATCGGCCTGGGGGTGGACGCCGCATCCGGCGCCATGAACCGCTACAGCGAGGTAAACAACATCTTCATGCAGCCCGCGCCGGGTTGTCTTCCGGCCCAGCCCTTGCCCTCCCCGCCCACTGTCAACTGATGCCGGGCTGGCCCCGCGGCCTCACCGGGGAAAAAAGTCGACGTCTCGCAATAAACCGATCTGATCGGGACCTCTGAGTATCTTGTTTCCATCCCGGTCAAGCAGGCCAGTGTCCTGGAAGGTCCCCACCGGCACCTGGGGCCAGAACACCAGGCCCGAACCGCCCGAGTCACCTTCAGGGCTGGGCCCGTGGGAAACCCCTGGGGCCGCTGGGGTTTCTATCCGGTAACGTGCCATCATGTCCCTCCGCTACCAGGCCGGGCCGGCTTGGTGAGGGCCTTCACAGCCCACATGGCTGCCTCTTCGAATTGCGTCATCGCAATTGCCGCCTCGCGGGCGCCGGGGCGATCCCGATCGGCGGCAAGCGGGGCAAGATCGTCGATCAGTGCCGCCACGCGCTCCTTCAGTGCATCCACGGCCGAATTGCCGGAGGGGTTGAAACTCACTCCCACACGGTATTCACCTTCGGTCTTGGGCCTGAGCGGCGGGGCCTTCTGTGCCAGAAGCTCTCTCACCCGCTTGTCCATCGTCACGCGCAACCTGATATGGGGTTTTCCCACATGGCTCATTTCAACCTCCTGCCCTTCGCTCTGCCTGTCCTTCATCCCTCCATCTCCACCAGTTGGTAGCCGATGCCCGAAAAGAGGATGAGAGTGGCGCCGGCAGGTTTGAGCTTGGCGCGCAGACGGCAGATGGCGTTGCGGAATTCCACGCCCTGGCAGCCCATCACCTCCGCCGCGGCGGCCGGCAAGAGCCCTTCCACCCCGTCAGCCCCCAGGGCCTCAAGCAGGGCCCTCTCGGCCGGCGTCACCGTGATGTCATGGCCGCGCACATCCATGACTGACCGTGGCCCGCGTTTGCGTCCTGTCCTGCCTTCGCCGGAAACGGGCTCCCTCCTCTTCCTCTCGTTCGTCTCGCGCGGTGCCGGGTGCTTTGCGCCCGGCGGCGGCAGGGCCAGCCTGGGCTTCTGCTCCAGGCGCCCGATTACGTCTTTCAGAAGGGTGATCTCCAACTCGCGCTGGGCGATCGCTTCCTTCAGGGCCTCTATGGCTGCTTCATTCATGGTCTGTTGCTCCGTCTTCAAAACTCTCTTGAACCGCTTTCGAAGGGGCTTCGAACAGCCTTTCAAAGGCCTCCGCCCCGGCCAGCACGGCATGGTCCTGGATGATGGTGGCGGGCTCCTGCAGGCGGCCTGCGGCCCGCGCCGCCGCAATGAGGGCGCCCGCGGTGGCCTGGGGCAGAAGGAAGGTCACGGCCGTCCGCCCCTGCCCCCGCCCGGCCGCCAGGTGGCGGTGAAGGCCGCCGGGGCTGTAGCGCCAGGGCTCGGCCAGCCCCAGGGCATAGGCGCATATCTCGGAGCAGAACCATCTCTTCTTGGCCTCAGCCCGGGCGAAGGCCGTTCCCCACATCAGCGCGCCCCAGGTGTCGTAGGGCTTGGTGGCCTCCCGCAGGGCGCGCTCCAGGAAGCTGTGCTGGTCCGGCCCCGCCGCGACCTCCACAATGTCCCAGCGGCCGGGATCGAGGGTGATGGTCTTCAGCCGCACCCCGCCGTCCAGCCAGGAAGCCGAGAAACACTGGGACTCCTGCCCGAGCCCCCCTTCCAGAACCAGCTCGCAGTGGCTGTAGGCCGAGAGGGTGCGCAGCCTTATGAGCAACCCCATCAGGCCGTCGCGGCCCTTTCTGAAGGCAACCTTCATGCCGGCCACCGGCCGTCGCGGGTGAAGCCCCCATCCAGGCGGCCGCCCAGGGCTTCGGCCTCCATGGCGTTGCCGCAGGCCTTGATGGCCCGGTAGAGCGTCACCGCGCCGCGCAGATGGTCCGCGGCCCGCTGCTCGGCCGGTGTCAGGCTTTCGCCCCGCGCGATGCGGTCGGTGAGCACCCCCGCCTCGATCGTCGCGTCCTGAACCTTGATGGCGAGGTGGCGTTCATCGCGGGCATTGAAGGCCAGGAGCAGGCGGCGCAACGTCTCTGCCCTCACCTCTGCGGCGCCGGGCCGGGCGGGCCCCGGCGCCTCGCCCATGAAGCCCGGATCAAGGGCACCGCGGGGCGTCATGGTCAGCGCGCCGGCCACCAGCGGCCCGCCGCCATCGAGAATGCGCAGGGCAGCGCGATAGGCCACCACCTCGGCGCCCTCACCCTCGCCAGCACATTCCGGCACCGTGACTACCGCGTCGAAGACCCGCCCGGGGTTGAGACCCGGCAGGGCGGCCAGACCGGCGGTCAGATCATCCGGGCTGGCTGCCGACAAGGTGTAGTCTGTGTAGTCCGTCCCGTTGGTCATGTCTCATCCTGTGAAGGCAGCTATTTCCGCAGCGGTCCACGCGCGGTCGATCACGTGCTGGGCAAGGATGCACTCACGTAGCTGGTCTGTTCCGGCCCCATGGCCGACATGGAGGGCGGTTGGCGAAGCGGGCACCACGATGGACGCGGGAGATGAGTTGACCGCCGCCAGGCCGGTCAGCTTGCCCCGCACCACATTGGTGCGCGCCGAATAGGTTGCCGCCCACTTGTAGGTAGTCCCCGCCGTCAGCGTTCCCAGCGATGCGCTGTAGATGGTGGTGCCGCCCGCGATGATGGTCAGGGTTGCGGCCAGCGAGCCCGAGGGGAAGGCCAGCTTGATCAGGTCAGTGCCTGATGCGTAGAGGCACATGACCGTGCGCGTGGCCGCATGGGCCGCCGGGCAGGTGAACTCACCGGCGAGGGTGATCTCGTTGGCTGTAAAACCGCTGACTGGCACGGAATGCACATCTGCCGCGCGGGCAACCGCGGCCGCCACGGTGGGGATATAGCTCGACGCCGTGATGGCGTTTTCAGCCTGGCCGCCCCAGGCCAGGATGTCGGCCGTCTCGTCATTGCCGGCAATGCTGTCAAATAGCAGGATCTGGCAGTTGACCGAGCCGGGGATTCCAGAGACCTGGAAGCGCTGCCAGGTGCCGGTCACCACGCAGTTGATGCCGGTGCCGTCCAGTCTCAATCCCACATTGGCCACACCGGCCAGCAGGTTCCTCAACCAGATGGCCCAGGTCCAGGTGGTGCCGTTGGCCCCCGCCACGCTGCGCTGGACGCGGCTGAAGGTTCCGCCGGTCTTATTAAGCTGTATGCGGTCGGCGGTCATCGTGCCGTCCGGGGCCTCTCCGTAGTTTGCGGTCACGGTGGGGTTGACGGCACCGCCATTGTCGAGCGTCCACAGATTGAGTGTCTCCGACTGGGTCAGTGCGTTGGTGGCTGCCGCCTCCACCAGCAGGCCGGCCGGTGTTCCGTCCGGCCGGTGCGACAGGCGCAGGATGTTGGGTGCCGCCACCGCCACCAGGCCCTTGCGGGTGATGATGCGCCCGCCGGTGGAGTTGGTGATGACCACCGAGGGCACCTGTGCCACCGAGCGCAGTTCACCGCCGCTGCTGTCATCGGCATGGGCATAGCCGCCGGTTGCATAGTCCAGCAGGATGGCCTTGGCGCCGCGCTGGACAGCCGGGAGAAGGGTCAGCGCCGACAGCCCCTTCTGCGTCTCGGGTGCACTCATCAACCCGTCCGCCCCATTTGCGCCATTGCTTCCGGCCGGGCCCGGCACTCCGTAGCGCCCCTCCATGATCAGGGCGGTCTCGTTGGTGGTGATGACGGTGGTGGACTCAGGAATGGTGCCCGCCTGTGAGGGGTCCACGATGGACCACAGCCACGATCTGACCTGGATTTTCTCCCCGCCTGCAATCTGGCAGAGCTCGGCCGTGGCAAAGCCCGCCGCCATGGCCATGGATGCTTCGGCCCGCACCAGGTCTATGCGGCCGCCGGTGGCGTCGCCGATGGTCAACCCGCTGCCGTCCGCCAGGAGGAAGTGTTGCGTGCCGCTGCGGGTATCGAACAGCCTGAACTCATAGGCCAGCCCGGTCAGGTCCACCGCTGCGCCCGTGCGGTCCTTGAGGTAGATGCTATGCGTGAAACGCCGCCCCGTGGCGATCGCCGGAATGATGGCCGTCATGGCAGGACCTCCTCGATGATGAGTGTGACCGGCAGGTCGCCGGCCGGATTGACCGGAACGGCAGGAACAATCCTCACCACGCCGGAAGGGCCCAGTCCCACCGGCGTGGCCGGCGTCACCACGGGCCAGCCCCAGGCCCCTTGCCACACCCGTTCCGTTCCTGCCTGTGCGGTGAGGACGGCACGGATCAGGCCAGGCTCGATTTCCATCAGCGATTCCGGCACCTCGATGGTGATGGTGCCTTCCGCTGGTCCGGTCACCGTGCAGCCGCCGGCCGGCCCATCGATATCCAGAAGGAGGCTCCCCGCCAGGGGGTCCGTCAGGGCGAGGGAAAAACTCTGCCCGGTCAGATCGAGCGGAATGCCCCAGCGGTCGCCCATGCGCAGGCGCCGGTGCAGCCGCCGCCCGGCAATGATGGGATTGACGTGCGCCATCACGCGAAGTGCTCCGTCACCATCACCAGGCCGCCCGCACCCGCCGCCCCGTTGTTGGCCGGGCTGGCAGTCTTGTTTCCTCCGGTGCCGCCGGCACCCACCGTGACGGTTTCGGTGGCGCCCAGCGCGGCGGCCGCGATCAGCTTGCGGGAAGATCCACCGGCGCCCCCGTTGCTGCCATTCAGATTGCTGCTGGTGCCCGCTCCGCCCTCGCCGGCTGCGCCATAGAGGGCTCCCTGATTGCCCTTGTAGTTGAGGTCGCCCGAGGAACCCTGCCCATCCAGGCCTGCAGTGGCAGCACCGCCTGCACCGCCGGTTGCCGAGAGATGGGCCCCGAACGAGCTTGTGCCTCCCGCGCCGCCATCCCCGCCGGCGTGGGACGATGAGGTGCTGCCGCCTTCGCCGCCGCCGCCGCCGCCGATCACTGTCACCTCGGCGTGGGACAGCCCGGAAGGCTTGGCCCAGGTGGCCCCCGCCGTGTAGATGCGCACCACCGGCGGCTTGCCGGCGGCCAGGCGCGTGATGATCCGAAACGCGTTGCTCGCCTGGTGATAGGAAAAAGTGATACGCATGCCGGCCGTCAGTTGGCCCTCCGCCAGGGCCGCGCCGGTATGATTGACCAGCGGGATGCCATTGAAGGTCATGGCTCCCGTGTTGGCATTGGCAATATCGGCCATGAAACCCATGCCGTCGAGCAGCACCGGCCGAGCGGGCGTCACCGTGCCGGTGAGGTCATTGGTGCCCGCCAGCCCCGTCACCCGCGCCACCGACCGGCGATAGAGCTCGGTCAGTTCCTCGTTGATCTCGGCGGTGAGTTGTGCCGCGCTCAGCGGCCCGGCAGCGGTCACGGCTTCATCAAGTGCCATCAAAGGCCTCCCTGCATGATTTGGGGCGCGGCGTCGCGCAGCAGCATTTCGGCCGCTTCGAAAGACGTGCGCCGGATATCGGTGACGAGGCAGCGGATGGTGGCAGTGCCCCTGGTTCCGATGGCGAGCAGGCATCCCGCCTCGATCCGCCCGTCGTCGGCCAGCGGGATTTCCAGGGTGATCCGCTGCCAGGTCCCCTCGGTCTCGGTGATGTTGAGAGCGAGTGTGGCCCGGTCAGTCCGCCGCAGCACAATGGCGCTGGCGGCCGTGTCGGCAAAAACATCGTCTCCGGAAAAAAGATCACCCATGGAAAACAAGTCTCCGGGCCCCTTGCCCACCACCACCGGGTGGTCGAGCACCAGTCCGGTGATGGTGCCTCCGCTCTTGAGCACGCGCGCCACGGCCGCCCCGCCAAACCTCTCTCCGAGTGTCGGCATGGCCAGGTCAACCAGGTCCCCGCGACGGGAAAGCAGGCCCTCGATCCACACCGGCACCCGGTATTCCGTGTTGCGGTGGATCATCTGGCCCATGTCCAGGCGCAGCCTCTTGCGCGCCTCCAGCTCATTGTCGACCGTGACATAGCGGATGGTGCGGATGTTGGTGGCGGTCTCCGGCCCATAGCCCGGCCGGTAGCGGATCACATCATCGCGCAGGCGGTAGCCGCGTGAAGCGTCCTTGAACTCGGCCGCCAGCGCGTGGGGTATCTGGTCGAACTGCTTGTCCACCATCATCGGCTTGCCGTTGGCCGGAACGATCAACTGCACCGGCGTCTCGGCCGAGCGGTCCCTCTCATAGACAACATCCCAGGTCTCCCCCTGGCGTGGGATGGCATGGCCCGCCGAGGCGATGGTCTGCAGCATGTCCGGCAGCGTCAGTCCGTCGGCCACCATGTTGCAGGTCAGCCCCTCGCTCACGCAGTGTTCGGACCAGGCCCCCAGCACCGCATCACCGATCCGTTGCGGTGGCAGCAGGCCGGTGAAGGCGTGATAGTCCTGAAGCACCCGACGGTAGAGGGCAGCCGGATTGTCTGTTTCGGCCGCCGCGCCCCAGCTGGTGCCATCCCATGTTTCCGCCCAGGCGGTGAAGTCGGCCGAAATTGACTCAAGCTGGATGCCGCGCGCCCGGATGCCGATCAGGGTCAAGCCCCTGGCGCGGATGGGGTAGTCGTCGCGGACGGCCTGCACCACCTCGCAGACCAGCGGAGAGACCATGTCGCGCTGGGCTTCCGGCACCACGAAGGGGCCTGCGGTCTCGTCGACATCGAAGAACCTGATGTTCGCCGTCCCGTTCCAGCTATAGGTGGCCGGATCGAAAAGGCTTCTGCGGTAAGCCATGCCCCGCATGATCCTGATCTCGTAGGAACCGCGCGAAAGACTCTCGCAATAGATGTCGGCGCCGTCGTCGGTGACATTGACTGACGTGGCGCCGTGGAAGCCCGCACCGGGCTGGAACATGGGGTCGGGCACCCAGCTCCAGGCGGCGTTGCCGCAGCGGCCGAGAACGGCAAAGCAGTGCCGGTCTTCATCGATCGCCACACCATAGTTCGGCGGCTTCTTTCCCAGATGAAGGGTGATGGTCTGCCGGATTTCGCGGGTGCTCGTGTCAGGGTCCGAGAGGTGTACTTCCGGCCCGTTGATCCATGTTGCGTCACCCTCCCTCCGGAACTGGAAGCGCACGGGCACACAGATCTGTTTGTCACTGTCGCCGGTGCGCGAAAAAGATGACGGCGCCAGGATGGTGATGCGCAGGCGGTCGGCGTCGGTGCCGGGCGTCGAGGCGTGCCAGCGCGGGTAGCTGGCTTGCGGGTTGTCCTGGTCCTTCAGCTGGAATCGGTCGGCATAGGCCCGCTGCAGCTTGAACTCCGAGAGCTGGCCCACCGAGCGGTCCTCGCGCACGGTGAGCGGCGCCACCGTGATGGGCAGATCATCGTCCAGCCCTTCGCGCACCTCCATCTCCAGACCGGTGATGAGGGCGGAATCGGTGCGGTTGATCTTGATGTTTCTGACGCTGTGGCGCCCCCACAACCCCACGATCCCGTGGACATAGCTTTCGCCGTTCTCGAAGGTCGTATAGGGATAGGCAAGGAAGGGTGGCGAGGCCGTGAAGTCTCTTCCCAGGACGCAGGGCAGTGCCGCACCCCTGCCCAGGGGGTTCCCGCCATAACCCGCGATCTCAGGCACCGCCGGGCCGTCCTCGATGTTCTTGGCAATCGGCGGCGGCGCCAGGGCCTTGACCGCCAGAGACCCCACAACGCCGACCGCCGCCCCCAGAAGCCTAGCGCCAAGGGCACCGGCCTGGAACCAGGTGCCGAGCAACGGAATGCCGAATTGCGGAATGGCAAGGGATGCCGCAAGCACGGCCAGCGAGGCAATCGTGGTGAGCATGTCCTTGCTCTTGCCCTTGCCGCCGCCCTGGATGTCGGGGGAGAAAACCACCACCGTTCCCGGCTTCGGCCTCACCCGCCGCCAGTGTTCCCGGTCCACCTGGCCGGGCTCCCTCATGCCCGGCCGGTAGAGTGCCGCGGTCCCCGCCTCGCCGAACCAGGCCGGCGGGTCGCACCGGGCAAGCAGGGCCGCCAGGGTTTCCCCGCTGCCCGCCTGGAAGCGCACATCCGGCGTCATTGACATGGGCCGCCAGAAGGCAGCGACGGTGATGGTACCGGTCAGCATGGCCGCCACACACTATTGATGCGGTGTCTGACCGAGACATGATCGAGCGGCACGGTGACCGCCCGGCTCTCCTCTGTCGTGTGCAGCAGCCGGCCATCCTCGGTGATGATGCCGAGGTGGGTCTCGGCCGCCTCGGTTCCCGCTTCCGTTTGCCAGCGGCTGCGCATGACCACCACGTCAAAGGGCTTTCGCAGCTCCCTTGAAACCTCTTTCCAGAGCAGTTTTTCGGCGGCCACAACACCGGCAATCAGCCGCCAGTCGTTCCTGGGATGATAGAGATGCTGCGGCAGGTCGATGCCCCTTTCGGCGGCATAGACCAGCCGCACCAGGCCCCAGCAGTCGCAGCCCCGGCTGTCGCGTCCTTTTGCGACGAACGGTATCCCTACATAGCGCGCCGACCAGCCCATCAGTACAGCCCCGGGTAATCGCGCATGGTGGCGCGGGCGGGAGGGTAAGGCACCTCCTCGATCGGGGGATGGGCCAGACTGCCGCTGATGGTGAGCCCGTCCATGCTGACGCCAGCCAGTTCCAGCCCGCCATACTCAATCTCGATGACATCGGGCGTTGCGGCCAGCACAAGCTGGATCGTCGCCTGGACCGGATCGGTGAGCGACCGGATGGCTTCCGTCACCTCGCGTGACCCGGGGTCGCCGAACTCAAGCCGCGCGCTGACGGGCCCGTCCACGTCGGAGGGCAGCGTGATGGCAAAGGGAAAGCTTGCGAAGATCTCGCCGCCTGACACCGTGTCGCGGTTGTCGCTCGAAACCCGGATGGTGGTGCCGGGGTGCGAGAGGGTCAGAAGCGCCACCACGGTCTGGTCGGGGTCCAGCCCCAGCAGGGCCCGTTCGAATTCCTCGCTCATGCGGCATCCTCACTCCGGCAGGTCAGGGTGACGTCCCACAGCAGCGCCCCCGCGCGGCGCGCCTCATAATGGTCCTCAAGAACCGTCAGCCGCCTCACCCCGCCCTGGCTTGAATCGAACATCAGGATGTCGTGGGAACCCGCCGCCAGGAAGTGGACCCACCACCACTGGAAGAAGGTGAACTGGGCCGTGTCCATGCCGAAGGTCAGGGTCACCTCGTCGGCATTGCCGGAGCCCGCCCGGCGCCTTAGGGGTTTTTCCCCGGGCGAGGGTTGCCACGAGCGGCGCAGGCCTGCGGGCCGCAGGCTGCCGATGGCGAGCGGCACCGGCGGCAAGAGGGGATGCCAGGGGATGTCGGCCATCAGATGTTCCCCGGCCTGCGCCTGATGCCGTAGGCATCGCCCATGGCGCGGCCGCCACGGCGGCTGGTCATGGTGGCAATGACCTTGTCTTCGATCACCGTGTCGATGGACAAGTGCCCGTCCTCGTCCTGCCGCACCGTGGTTGCAGCCTCGGCCTTCGAGTTGTTGATGGTGGTTTGATGGATGGTCAGGCCCCGGCCGCCGCCACCGGCGCTTCTCACCCCGAGCGCGCCTGATGGAGTGCGCGCCAGGGGCATGATGGCCTCTTCGCCGGCCTCTCCCATCAGGCCGCGCCTGCCGCCGGCCATGGGAAACAGGGTGGGGGCAGAGACCACACCACCAGTGGCGAAGGGTATGACGGCACCGCCGGCGAAGGCCGCTCCCTGGGCATAGATGCCGCCACTGCCCGCCCCGCCACCCAGCAATGACCCCAGGAAACCTGCTCCCGCTGTCCCTTCGCCACCGAACAGCGCGTTGAGCAGGGCATTCTGGGCAAGGTCCAGAAGCTTGTTCTCGACACTCTGCAGGCCCGCCAGCAGCCCGTCAGTGAAATTGCGGCTGTTCTGGAATGCGCCCCGGAAGGCGCTCAGGAACCCGCCCGCTGCCTCGCGCAATCCCGCCACCGTCTCAACCTCGGCCTGGGCGGCCTGACGGGCCGCCTCAGACTCCAGCCTTCGGGCCTGTTCCTGGCGGGTCAGTTCCTCCACCGCCTGGCCCTGGGCGCGGATGGAGGCCGCCACCCGCCGGTTCAGGCCCTCGTCCTTTTCAAGCTGGTCGCCATAGGCACGGCGCGCCTCCGCCCACAGGCGCTCCTCGGTGCGCTGCCGCGCCATCTCCGCCGCCGACCGGCCGGTGCTTGCTGCCAGGGTCCGCTGGGCCTGGGTCGCCTCATTCAGGGCTTCGGCCCAGCGCCGCGAAGCCTCGGCGCTTTGTGTCTCTTCCTTCACGCCGCGGGTTTCTATGCTGTTCGCGACTGCGGCCCGCTGGCCCGAGGCGCCATCAAAGGCGTTGAGGATGGTGCCCTGCCCCAGGAACTTGAAACTCTCCCACCGGCCCGTGAGCTTCTGCACATCGCGGCCCGCCGCATTGGCAATCGCCAGGGCAATCCGGTCCTGGACTTCGGGAGAGAATACCGTGTCACCGGTCAACCCCAGCCTGGGCATGAAATCGGCCAGGGTCTGGCGGGTGATCTGATAACGGCCCACAGCCGACGAATTGAACGTGTTGGCAGGGTCGGCCAGCATTTTCGATTGCAGGGCCATCACCTGGTTGACGGTCATGGTCACCAGGTCAACCGGCCCGCCCGTGAATTTGCCGTAACCCAGCGTCTCGTTGTAGCCGCGGCCGCGGTCCGTGCCTTCGGCGTAGCCGATGAGGTCAAGCAGTGAGAGCTTGGCACTCGGCAATGCAGAGTCGGGAACCGGCCCGCGCGGCCCCATATGACTCAGCCCGGACAATGATGAGGTGAATCCCCTGACCGCTTCGCTCCCCTTGCCGAGGGCCTGGTTCAGGGCATCGTGGTCCCCCTTCAGGCCCTTCACCAGGTCCTGGTTCTGGCGGTAGTCGGCCTGCAATTCGGCCGCCGACTGGGTGGCCGCCACGATGTCCTGGGCGAGAGCCCGCACGCTGTCATCATTGCTGGCGGCGCCCACAGCACTGATGGCGGAGCGGAACTTCGCAATGTCGGCCCAGCCCTGTTCCAGGTCGATGCTGAAGCGTTCGGTCAGCCGGATCAGGCCCTCGTCGCCGGAAGCCCTGATGCGCTCACCCAGCGACATGCCGGCCAGGCCTTCTCCCATTGCCGCCTGCGGCACCTGCAGGCGATTGAGTCCGGCAAGTTCCTGCTCATAGGCCTTCTTCAGGGCGGAGGTCTGTGCCACGGCACTGAGCAGCAGGGTCTCGCGGGTTTCGGCGGAATAGCGCTTGGCGCGCCTCGCACTCTCATCCCAGTTCTCGCCGATCTTGCTGACCAGGTCATTGTGGGCCTCGATGAGGTCATTGACAGATGGAAAATTCTGCATCACCGCCGAGGCGATCCCGGTCACCGCCGAGGCAGCCAGCCCCGCGCCAACCACGGTGAGGTTGAGGGGGTTGAGCAGAAAGCTCTTCAACCCCTGCCCCACGGCGCGCAATGCACCCATGACACCGGTGCCGCCGCCGAACATCTGGGCAATCTGGCTGCCCTGCTGGGTCATCACGGTGAAGGGTGATTGTCCCGATGCCAGCCCGACAGCCATATCCTGCAACTGGAACTGCATCTGCCCGAGCTGCTGCGCCGTCAGCTGGGCGGCCCTGGCCGCCCCCTGCCCGGCGCGGACCGCTGCCTGTCCTGCGGCATCGCCGGTCTGGGCCGCCACGGCCCCCAGTTTTCGCAGATCACTCTGGGTATCTGCCAGGGCTGCCTTCGCGCCTTCATTGCGGCCAGCAATGAGAAGGGCAACATTGAGGGTCATTGGGGTCATTGCGCGCCTCCATTGATCACCAGCAGTGCTTCCGCTTCCATGATGCGCAAGTTCCGCCAGCAATCACCGTCCATCACGTGTTTTTCACCCTCGAGAATGACCTTGCAGGATGCGTAGTCGAGCCCCGTGACGCGGGACCCGGCCAGGCCCAGGCTCACCGTGCGCCACTGGGTGGCACAGGCGAGGAAGGCCCTGACCGATGCGGCGTTCTCGGGCCACACCGCAACGGGTTCATTCCCTTGGCCGGCAAGGGCGGCTTCGGCTCTTGCTATGTCTTGATGGCACACGCCCATGGCCTCGGCTTCGCGCTTCCAGTCCCCATCCGCCGGCGGGCCCGGAACCGTTGCCCAGGCCCGCGCGGCGTCCCTCAGTTTTTTGTTCGGGCCCCCGTCAGCGCCGCCGTGTAGGCCGCCATCACGGCGGACCGCACAAAGCCCATGCCAAGAATTTTCCGGCGCAGCGCGTCGGTACAGGTCACGGGCTTGCCTTGGTCATCGACGAGGTCTGAAAAGCCCTTCACCGCTTCCGCCAGGAACTTGTCCTGGCCCTCGATGGTTCCGAGATCGAACGAGGCCAGGCGGTCGACAGGCAGGGCGAGGAATTCCACCCTGAGGCTCTGCGTCTCATAGCCGCCATCCACCGGCACCTGCACGTCTACGTCATGGCGGAAGACGGGGTTTGAAACGATCTTGAACATGGTTTTTAGGCCTTCAAAAAGCAGGGATCAGGTCAGTGTGATGGTGAACTCGTCATTGCCGGCGGTGGGCAGCGGCGTCATGGCCAGCGGCCATTCGCGAATGCCATCCTGTTCAGTGTAGCCCTCGACCCGGCTCATGCGGCACGCCGGGCAGTTGACGGTGACGATCTTGCCCGCGCCCACTCCATGCACCAGGCTGACCGCAAAGGAGGTCTGGTTCTTCGCCAGGGTGAAGGGATTGAGGGTAGCCATGGTGACCGCGTTGACCTGCGCCTGGAGTGTGGCCTCGCGGTCGCTGATCAGAACCTCCTGCGATCCCACCAGCTCACGGTAAACCAGACTGTTGCCCAGATTGAGTGTGTAGGATCGCATCACGCACGCCACACCATTGATGGTGAAGGTAGGCGTGTTGACCTTGTTGGCGGGCTGGGGCGTCTGGAAGCTGGTCAGCGTGGTGGCGGGATTGGCCACGTCGGTGGGATCGGCATAGATGCCCATCATGCGGAAGGCCAGCATCGGAACGCCATGGGCGTTGAGCTTGATCTCCGCTGTTCCGCGGCACCCCGTGAGGGCGTGGCGAACACCGTCGTCGTAGTAGTGGATGGTGGCCGACCCGTGGTTCACCGAGACGGGATTGTAGGCCACCGAGGTGCTTGCAGTGATGACCTCGGCCAGGCCGCAGGCCTTGGCAAGGGCACTCCAGCCGGGCGCGGTGCCGGGTGCTGCATTGCCCACCATCTCGATCTCGCCGGAGATCTCCATGTAGAGGCCGGTGGGCAGTTTCTGTGCCGCCGAAAAATACTCCCGCTCGAATTTGCGGGCGGCATCCTGGCCCATCATCGGCTTGATCTGGACATTGAAGGCCAGCATCGCGTTGGCACCGCCAGTGGGCGCCGCGTCGGTGCCATAGGTGACCTCGGTCTTGACCAGCAGGACCTTGAGACGGGTGTATTTGGCCATGGACTATTTTCCCTTCCTGGGTTCGGCTGCCACGTCTTGCGACGGCACGGGCGTCAGGCTGCCATCCTTGTTGCGCACGAATGTGCCTCCTGATGAGGGGAGCGGGGCGGGGTCTGTCGGTTTCTCACTCATGTGATCCTCAATTGTTCCCTGTGTTCAAACTCGCTCTGCCAGAACACGGTTCCGGCCCTCATCTCCGCCAGCCTCTCGCGCAGCAGCGCCATGGGGGCGCTGGCCTCCGGCGGCAGCCACCCAGCCAGGGCCAGGCGCACGGCCTCCACCAGCGGCGTCACCGCCTCCAGGGCCCGGCCGCCGCCGGCATCATCGGTCACCGTCATCACCAGCAGGATGCCGGTGCGCAGGCGCATGTCCTGGGCGTGAACGCCGGTGGCATCGGCCGCAGGAGCAGCGTCAAGGCCCAGCGGAACCACGAAGGCCGCCGGTGTGGTCTGCGGCAGTGCGTCCTTTTTCTGGAGAACGGCCAGTTCCGCCACGCCATCGATGCGGCCGGCAAGCTCAGGAACTTCCGCCGTCAGCCGGGTGATGATGTCAGCGATCATGCCAGCACCTCGCCCAGGAACATCTCGGCAATATTGACGATCTCCGCCTCATCGGCCGCGCTGAGGCCAAGGAAGGGGCGGGCGGGAATGGTGACGGATTGCTTGCGCGCCACGCTGGAACGGTTGGCCCCCTTCCCCCGGTAGCGCCAGAACAGGCCCTTCCCGCTCTTGGCGGTGATGGTCCCACCAAACTGGTGTATCGCGGCATAGGGCAGGTTGCTTCCGGCTACGACCCCGGTTGCCCAGGCATTGTGGGTGATCGACTTGAGCAGGTTGCCGCTCTCAGTCAGCGTTCGCCCGCCTTGGTCCCTCACCCGCAGGCTCGGTGGCCACTTCGACCCTGCTGGAGTCTGTTCCAGTTCGAACCGGCGCTGGATCGAGAGTTCGAGGTAGCGGCCCACCTGGTCCCAGAGCGGGGTGGCGTCGGCAAGTGCCCTTTCGGCCATCTCCAGTTTCGCCAGGGCGGCGGCATGGCCATCAACTTCAATGCGCACGCCGCTCATATGAAGCCTCCCCAGGGTCCGCCGGCCATTGGCCGTGCGGGCTGGTTGGTTTCAACCTGTCCTCCGGTGCCGCCCGTGGGCTCAGCCCCCGCAACCTCCAGCCGGATCATCCCTTGCGCGATGTCCTTCAGGCGCTTCACCGCCTCGTCGTAATCCCGGATGATCTTCTCCTCGGGCGCCGCCCGGTGCAGCTTGTAGATGGCAATGGCGCCGGCAATGTCGGTGAGCAGCGGTGGCGTTGCAGCCAGCGGCAGGCTGTAGCGCCCCATCAGGAACCCGTCGATCATGGCGTCCGTGTCAGCCAGGGCGCGGTTCACCACCGTGTCGTCAATGACCCCGGCCGCCGGCACGGCCCGGTCGGTCAGATCGCGCAGAACCTTCTCGCCAAAGCGGTCGATGAGTTGTGTCTTGGTGACGTAGGCCATGATGTCCCGGCTTCAGGGCTGGTGGGGTGGAAGCGGCGGCCGGCAATGAACCGCCGCTTCCTGGTGGGAGCCCCTAGGGGGCTCTGTATATCTGGGGGCCCGGCGCGGGACGGGCTCGCCCGGACAGATCAGCTTGCGGTGGCCGTCTCGATGATGACCAGCTGGGGGTCGGCCTTGATGGCCGCAAGCTGGGATGGCGTGACGGCCACCGTCACCGGTTCGGCCGTGAACTGCATGCCCGCCCGCCAGCGGCTGGGCTGCCTGGAGGTGACGGTGATGGTCACCGTCCCGCCGCCACTGGCGTGGGAGCCGTCCCCGGCGGTCGGGTTGTCGTTCTCGGTCTTGGTTTCGTTCTCGGTCTTGGTTTCGTTCTCGGTCTTGGTTTCGTTCTCGGGCTTCTTGGCCATGGTCATCCTCGTTCAGGGTTAGGCGAGCCAGGGGCAGACCAGCAGCTCGGCCGTGCCCTTCCACTCGTTGGTGACGCCGCCGGTGCCGTATTCGCTGTTGAGCAGCTTGCGGCCGGCGCTTTCGAGGGCGGGCGGCACCACCAGCAGGTTTGGCATCAGGCCGAGCGGGCGGCCATGGTCGCCCTTCATGCCTGCCAGGCCTGCGCGCGCCGTGCCGTAGGACGTGGCGTCCAGCGTTTGCTTCGACCCCCAGGCCATCTGCGGGAAGCCATAGCCCACATTGGCGCGAGAGTCGGCGCCGTAGACGAACTCCTTCTTGCTGAACAAATTCTCGTCAGTGATCTGGTCCTTGTTGACGAACTGCCAGGCCTTGCGCGTCTGCCAGATGATCGGTTTCAGAGTGCGGTTCGTGCACAGCAGAAACCAGGGCGTGCCAGCACCACCATCCGTGTTGGCGAAGGTCGATGTCGAGCCGTCATCCATCAGGACCGGATGGTCGGTGTCGAAGAAAGACTGGCCGTCATAGCAGTTGGTCGAAAAACCATTCTTGAGCAGGCTGAACACCAGCGTGTCCTGGAGCGCCCCGGTGGACTGGCCCATTTCCTCGAAGAGCGGGGCATAGATGCCGAGCGTGTCGTCCTCGATGTCGTTGCGGTTGACGCCGAGCGTGAGCTCCCAGTCCTTGTTCTTGATGGCGTAGTCAGAGGTCGAGATGTTATGGATCACGCGGTCGCCAATCCACTCGCGCACCGAGGGGATTTTGCCAAGCCAGCCATATTTCTCTTCGCCAGTGGTGGAGTTGACGGTGGTTGCCACCATCGCGGCCTGGCTGGTGGCCCGTGAAAGCCCCGCCTGGAAGCTCGTCTGGAACCCCTTGCGAAGAGCGTCCAGGCTAGTTTTGTTGATGATCATCTGTCAGATCTCCCTTCAGTACTGGACGCCGACCCACACCCACACGCCATCGGCCTCGACGGAGTCGATCTTGCCGGCGGCGGAACGGGTGTTGGTGCCATTGGTCTTGGCCACCGTCTGGTCATCGACGATGTAGGCGGTGTTGCCGATGTCGGCAGCGGTGATCAGATCACCAGCGGCGGAGTTGGCGAACTTGAAACAGCCCTGGCGATAGGTGATGGTCAATGCGCCGTCGGCGCCCGCGCTGTTGTCCACCTGCTCTTCGGCGCGGCCAAGCGCCACCAGGGTGGTGGAGGTCGCTCCCTTCACGCCAAAGCCGGTCGCGTTCCGGCAGAGCAGCGCACCGGCAAATATCTTCTGGGTGGCACCGACGCCGATGGCCCGCAGGCCATCCTCGCGGCGGGCGGTGTTACGGTCTGCAATTAAAGCCGACATGTCAGTAAACTCCCCTCGCCGCCTCGGCGGCCTTTGTTTTCTTGAAATCCTCTTCCGCGATGCCCATGGCGCGGCAGACCGCCGCCTCCTCAGGTGACAGCCTGCCGTCAGCGGTCGGCGGCTGCTGAACGGCCCCGGCGGCGGTAAGTACCGGCAGGGCGGCGATCTCCTTCTCAACATCCGGGCCCGCCGCCATGTGGCGGGCGATGTAGTGATCGCGCAGTGGCTTCACGCCAACCACGCCACGGGCAATGGCAGCGTCGACAAAGGCCTCGGCCTTGCCGCGGTTAACCGATTCCTTCAGTGTGGCGAACTCACCCGCCACCGTGTTGAGCTCGGCCCGCAAGCCCGCCACCACCGTGCCGTCGCCGGTGGAGATTGCCTGGAGGATGGCCTGCACATCGGCTCCATCTGCCACACCGGCCGCCCTGGCAATGCCGGTCATCTGCTTGCCGAGGTCGGCGTGGCTGGTCTTGAGGGTGGTCACCGCCTGCAGGATGGCTTCAGGCTGCGCGTCTTCCTGCAGGCCCAGCAGGGCGCACAGGGCAACCGAGATTTTCTCCATGTCGTCGTTTTCCTTTTCATCGACAGAGTTGAAAATGGGCCGGAGGCCCTTCAGGTTCGGGGCGTTGGTGAGGCTCGCCCCACGGATGCCCAGAATGTCTCCGCTGGCGGGCACCATCAGCTCCGCCGAGATGTGCCGGTAGGCTTTGTCCGCGATGAGGGCGCGGCCGGCTTCCGTCCACTCGACCTTGCCCCAAAGCCCGTCTGCCTGCATCTGCAGAGCGGTGATCCAGCCCACCGCTGGTGATGCTTCGCCGGCGGTGCCGCGCTTGGCGATTGCGTGGTTGATGTCCACCGGGACCCGGTCAACCTCGTCCCTGCCGTCAAAGCTCAGAAGCTTCAGGGACCGCCCGTCCAGGGGCTTGATATGACCGCGAGGCTGTAGAACGCGAATGGGGCCGGCAGGCACCAGGTGGATGCGCTCCGGAACCCCTTCACCCAGGCCCATGGCCATGGTGTAGGCTCCGATCGGCTCTTCACAGCGCTTGTTCATGGGTGCAATATGCAGGTGTTCCTGGCGCACCGCGGGGAGGAAGTGTTTCCCCCCCCCCTCTCTTTCCAGCCTGATCACCCTCTTGCAGCCCGAAAACAGCCCCGGCCCCCGCCCCTGGCCATTCAGGATGGCCGTTGAAGGGGTTTTGAAAGGGTTTTGGCGGCGTTCTTGGGCCGGGCGGGGTGGTTGCCGCGCCCGGGGGTTCAAAGCCCGTCACGGCGCGTTTGTGGGGGTTTGCATCAAGGCCAGGCTGTGCTACGGTCCAAGGGCCGTTCCGAAAGTTGGAAAGACGCTTTGCCAACGGGTTGCCGGGCAACCGGGAGCAGATGGGGAGGGGCGCACCCCCGGAACGGTACTATACACTTCCGGCAATGAGATCATAGCCAGCGGATACTGTGAGGTTGACCCTGTCGACCACACTCACCGTTACGATCTGGTTCAGCATCGCAGTCTGTCTCTCTCCGCCCGGCAACTTCGCAATGTGGTCAACTGCAACGATGACCTTGCCGCGCCCAGAATTGCTGGCAACGCTGAAAACATACAAGAGCCGACCGTTGTCCCGTTGAAGCAACACTGCGATTGGCCTCTGGAGGTAGAGTGGCAACGCCACGAGCTGTCCAAGGTCAATCTTTTGACTGGCAGGCTTCGCATCACGCAACATGTGGAGGATGGCGCGGTCAGTAATTGCAATCGCTGCCGACTGGGGAAGCACCCCCCTGCCCTTGAGTTCCGCGAGGACATCAGGCGAGAGGGTCCCCGCAACTCTCAGGGCACCAATGACCCTGTAACCCTCACTGGTCACCGTGCCGATGAATTTGGCAAAGTCGGCAAGTACACCCGCCACAGCAAAGGCGGCGGACGCTTTCGAGGCCTGCGCCGCAAGTTCCGGCGGCATGCCCGCCAGCCGCTCCATCAGCACCCGGCCCGCATGCTGGGCCTGGGCGATCTTGCCCACGTGATGGTCAAAGCCCGGCTTGATGCCCTCCTCCACGCTCTCGGTGGAGCCGGTCCGGCGGTTGATCCAGGTCCGCTTGAGGGCGCGCGGCGGGTTTTTTGTGGGCGTGAATCCGAAGCGGGCCATGTCCCGGTCCGAGAGCTGCTGCACGTCACAGCGGCAGCCGAAGTCATTGGGCGGGTAGTGGGTGTTCCACCAGGGATCGTCGAACCGCAGAATGGTACCCTGCCAGTGGCGGTGACTCATTCTCACGTGGTTGTCGCCCGCCGTGACATAGCGCAGCCAGGGCGCATGCCGTGCCGTGCGTACAATGCGCTGCCACTTGCCGGCCATATAGGCCATGCGCAGGTTGGTCTGGAAGATCACCCGCAGGCGCCGTGGGCTGCCCAGCTGCACCTCGGTCGTCTCGCCGGTCTCCGGGTCCATGACCTCCTTCTTGCCCCACCAGCCCTTTTCCTGGAGGACCGGAGTCAGCTGCTTCCGGAACCAGTCAAGCGTCTTGCCCTCGGCAATCGCCGACTCCACCGCCGCGTGAATGTCGGCGAGAATGTCGTAGCCCGCCGATTTCGCCACCGTGAAGGCATGGGAGTGCTGCTCCGCGCGGAAGTCGGTCCAGTGCCAGCTGGGCTTTAGGTCAAAGCCCTTGGCCCTGAAGAAGGCAATCGCCTCCTCGGGATTGACCGGCAGGGGCCTGACATCAGCCATGGGTGAATTCAAGCAAGTGGCCGGCCATCTCTTCCAGTCGGCGCACAGTTTCACCGGCGCCCAGCACTGCCACCGCATTCTCCGCGGCCGCCTCCAGGAAAAGCTGAGCGCGGCGGCGGGCCATCAATTCGGCCGCCGCGGCTGCCTGGTCCTCAATGCGCCGGTCAGTGGACATCCTGCGGCACACCCATCAGGCCGGCAAGCTTCATCGCCACGCCGGCATCGCCAAGGGCTTCCGCCAGGGCGGCGGTGTCAATGCGGTTGGCCAGGGCGGCCAGCCCGGCGCGGAATTCCTCGAGGTTCGATACACTGGCCAGCAGGTCCTCAACCTGTCGCACCACAGGCGAGATCATCCTCTCCCATTCCCCGCTTTCCTGGTCAGCAAGCCGGTCGGTCACGTCGTCGCCTGCGACGGATTGCATTGCGGGGTCGGCGGCGGGCAGCACCGTGGCCTTGGGCGGCGGCGCAGAAAGAACGTCCTCGCCGGCCGCAGGCTCTGGAATGCCGAGCTTGTCAGCCACCCAGGAGGCCGGAACCTTCAGACCGAGCGGAATCAGTGTTGCGAGGGTTTCGGAGAGCGCCTTTCCGTCGGTCTGGTCCGGGTCCTCGATGATCAGCCGTGGATAGAGTTCCTGCGGGCCGAACTCAAGATCGATCCACGTCCTGACCAGGTCACGGTTCAGCACCGCCTGCAACTCCATGCAGTCGGCACTCTTGATGTCCTGCTGCACCTCGCGGTGCTCTCTCCCCACCGCGTGGCCACCGGCTATGGCATCCGTCGTGGCCGTCTGTCCGAGTACAGCCTTGGAGATTTGCTGGTCAAGCCAGTCGCAACGCTCCCGGTAGGCAGCCGAATTGTGGTCCACCCCCTTCGATTCCACAAACTCGATCGACATGCCGGCGGGAATGATCGCCGCGCAATCGGCCGCGATGTTGGTGACCGCAGAGAGCAAGGTTCTTTTCTGCTCGTCCGTGGCACCGCTGTCGTAGCGGCCGATCCTGATGGGCTGGCCATAGGTTTGCGTGAAAATCGCCCAGTCCTTCTGGGTGAAGGCCTTGAACATCCAGGCCCAGGTGGCTACCCGCGCCAGGCCGGAGCGGATGGGCAGGCCGCTCTTGGCCTGAATGGATGTGACGATGAACTTGAAGGGTGGCAACGGCACGTCACCCTCCGCCGTGCGCAGCAACGGGGTCTCCATATCGGACCGGCTGAAGGTGAACCAGCGGGGGTCGCGGTGAAGCAGCCGCTTTGGCCGGTACTGTCGGCCTGACGTTTCCCAAACGATTTCGGTGAAGGAGATTCCCTTGCCGATCGCATCGAGCATGTCACGCACTTCGGCCTGCAACTCGTCGCGGGCAAGCCAGGCCCTGATCATGTCGGCATGGCGCACATGTTCAGCCTCTTCCGATGCGGCTTCCACCCTCATGGGGGTCTGGCTCACCACCCGTTTTCGTGTTCCCATGACCCCCAGATAATGCGGGTCGCGTTCCTCGATCAGCTCGGCCAGCTCGAAGTACTCAAGCGGGTTTCCCTCGTCGGCTGCCCGCAATATCTGGGCCAGCTTGGCCGGGTTGAGCCCATCAGCCGGGTAGCCGGCATAGGGCGATCGCACCCCGCCGATCTCGGCACCGGCCACTTCCTTGTCCAATTCAGCAATCGTGATCCCCGCTCCCACGCTTCTTCTGGCCATCACGCCCTCCCCGAAATTTGCCGGCCTAGCGGCTCAGGCCACCGGTCCCCGCCCTGGTCGCGGGCGGAGGGCGGCGTGTTGAAGCTGTCGCTGCTGTTGCTGTCGCTGCTTGGCGCCGCCGCATAGCCATACTCGATGGTGTTCATCAGCGTGGCGAAGTAGGCCAGCACCAGGGCGATCGCAAAATCACCATGGCGCTTCAGTCCCTGGGTTCCCGTGCGCAGGTCGGGCACCTGCGCTATGCCGCGCACGAGGCGTACCAGCCGAAGGTCTCCCAGGTGGTCCGCGTCCTTGTGCAGGATCAGCGTGCCATCCTCGAAGGCCGCCTTCACCCGCGGCATGTTCAGGCGGTACCATTCGGTGCTGAAGCGGATCTCGGCAATCTTTCCCCCCTCAGCCTTTGCCAGGTCATAGGCGCCGTGCCGGCGCGCCATTCCCTCTGCTACGAACGAGCCGCCGCCCCCGGCATCGAAGGCGCCCCCTGCGGGGTTGGGCAGCTTGCCCCAGAGGTGATCAACAATCGCCAGCTGCTCGGCATGGGGCGCATTGCGCATCTCGATGGTGATTTCGCTTTCGCGCCTGAGTTCCGGCGTGATCGACAGGACATGGGCCACCGACAGGTCAGTCACGCGGGCGAAGTCGAAACCAAGGGCGTGGCGGCGCTTGGGGTTGAGCACGGAGGCGATGCGGTCCAGTTCAGCCAGCAGCTCTCGCAGGTGAGCCCCTTGGCGGCTCTCGTCCCAGTTCAGGTAGTCCTTCGGCCACGTCCAGCGCAGGATGGTTGCCGGCCTTTGCATCTGGCGCTCGATCAATTCGGTCGTGAGCCACGTCCCGCTTCCTTGCGAGGGAACGCAGAAGAGTTCTTCATCGGCCGCATCACCGTAGTCTGCCACGATCTTGCCGAACCACTGCTTCTCGGCCTCATCGCTCCAGGGCTTGCGGTTGACCAGGCAGATCCGTTTGAACAGGCCCTGGGCCATGGCCTCACGCAGGTCGACATGCATCAGGGCATAATCCTTGCGGCCCGCCTTCACATCAGTGATGATCTGGTTGAACTCGTTGTCGGTGCCGTTATGGGTTGAGCACAGGATCACCTGGCCACCCCACATGTTCAAGGCCAGGGCAGACTTCATGATCTCCTTCAGCGAGTCGACAAAGGCCGCCTCGTCAATCATGACCACGCCCTGCTGACCGCGCAGCGCGCGCGGTGCTGATGACAAGCCGACGATCTCGAAGCCGGATGCAAAGCGGATGCGGAAGGCCTGGATGGACCGGGTATCCTCACCCTCCTTTTCATCCTCGAAGATGAATTCCTCGGCCTGGGTCGCCGCCAGCTGGAAGATCTTCGCCCACATGGCGCAGGCGTCTATGAACTCGCGGGTCATGTCGCGGCTGTACGATATGTAGAGCCAATCGGAACCTCCGCGCTTCTTTGCCTTCGAGGCCTGCAGCACTGCGTCGGAAGCCATGCCCCAGGTGAGGCCGACTCGCCGGCTCTTTTCAATCACCAGCACATTCACCCCTGGCGCGCGGCGCAACCTGATCGCCTGCTGCTGGTATGGCAGCAATGCCCGCTCCAGCCGGCGGGCCTCGTTCCGCTCGGTGCCGATTGCCAGGGCAATCGCGTCCTCGCTGTTTTCGCGCCTGGCCTCCAGCCAGGTCTGCGGGTCGCTTGCCTCCTGCGTCATGCCTGGCTGCCTTCCGGCGCTTGCGTCGGGTCGCCCGCAACACCCAGTGCCCTCAGGATGGTTTCCTCCATGTCGCTGGACATGCCCTTGTCCTTGGCAACCTTCCTGACCGCTTCGGCGGCCGTGTTCCTGGCCTGATCGACAACACTCTGGCGGCGGCTGACCGATGCGCCGCCCGCCTGCTCCAGCCGGTAGAGGGCTAGCGAGATGTCCTTCACATCCTTGGCGGTCGTAGCGATGTCTTCAACCGTCAAGCGCTCGGTCATCTGGTAGATGATGAGCTTGACCATCTCATTGATCAGCATGCCCACGTCCCCGTCCGGCATGGAGTCAAGCTTCTCGGCAAAGATCGCCGCCACCTCGCGGGCCTTGGCAATCTGGGACCCCACCTTCGAAAGGGCCAGTGCCTTGCGGTGGAATGAACCCCGCGAGATGGGGGCAAGGCCAAGGGCCAGGAGGTGACTGTTCAATTCGTCGCGGATCGAGTCCTGGGTGCGCTTGTCGGCGGCAAGCGCATCATAGGCCGCGCGCACATGGGGGTGCGCCTCTTCCGGCAGCAAGTCGATGTTGGAAAGCCAGCCCCTGCCCTTCGCCATGTGCTCAGGCCTCCGGCGCGGGGCGATTCACCCCGTCGATCACAAATCGGCCGCTGACATGGTCTTCACCGCGCCGCGTGATGGTGGCCACCAGCACGCTTCCCGCCTCGACGATCTTCACGGCACCGATTGACTCAAGCCACCTCAGTTCCGCCTTGATGGCATCGCGGCTGTAATCCAGCCCGAAGACGCGCGCTTCGTGGGCCAGCACATTGTCATTCGAGCGGAAGCCGGGCTGCTCCAGCAACGATCGCAGCAAAACCAGCCTCAGGTCGCGTTTGCGGAAGTCGGCGAAGTCGTTCATCGGGTCCTCTTGGAACTCTGGGGTGGGCTGAGCAGGAAGTTCTCGATGCGCTTGACAGCCTCGGCGATCGGCCTGGTCTCTGCCTCAAGCACCTTCATGCCGCCCTTCATTTCGGTAACGGCCAGTTCGAGCTGATGAAAACTGTCCTGGCTCGGCAGAATGCTGAGCCGCTGGTCAACCTCTCCCAGCCGCTTGTCTAACTCGGCCAGGCGGTCGCCGTGCTTGCGCAGCTCGTCCTTCGTGGGCTTGCGGCTGGCCACCAGCCAGGACACCACAATGTTGGCCGCCGAAATCGCGCCGAAGGCCAGGGCAACGAGGGTCGAATATTCCATCACACCCCCCTCTCATGCAGACCCTGGCAGACGGCGCAGCGTCGTGCCGAAGGCAGCGCGGCCCGGCGGCTGTCAGAAATGCGTTCGCCGCAATCCACGCAGAACTCACGGCCCTGGCGGGCAAGATGACTGGACTGCAGGCGAATGGCGTTGGCCCTCGCTCTCTCCTCGATCTCCCTTGCCATGTCGGCTTCATCGGTCATGGCTGTATCCACCCCACGGCCAGAAGGACCATGCCCAACAGCGCGATGCCGGCGCAGGCCAGCCAGTAACCAAATGGCATGCGTTCAGGAGCCATGGTTGAACCTCTTGCGCACATCCTCATAGAAACCCGCCGTGGCTGCCGCCTGGCGGCGGCAGGCGCCCAGTGCCACACGGGTTGCCGCCAGCGCCTTCCGGGCGTCGTCACCCGCTGCAACGCCGGGATCACGGCAGGGTCGCGCGAGCTCGGCGGGCAGAAGTGGTAGATGGACCCCATGGGGCGCCTCAGCGTATCGCGCGCAGCCGGCGAGCATCATCATCACTGAGAATGCAAGCGTCACTGCTTTCAAGCTGTGCCACATAGGCCTCTGCCTCCTCGTTCAGTTTCTGATTCTCGGCATCGGCTTCGGCCAGGCGCCGGTTAAGATCTTCCAGCGCGGCATCTCCTTCGCGCTTCTGGCGTTCGAGCTCGGCAATTGCCGCCTCAAGGGCGGCGGTTTGACAGGCCGCCTCTGCCCTGTGAATGCCGGCGCGCTCGCCGGCGAACCAGGCGGCCGCCAGCAACAGGGCGCCGGCCACAGGCTTCCACAGGAAGGGCAGCACTTGCCTGATCAACGGCAGAAGGACACTAAACACCGTCGTCCTCCGCCTTCAGCTTGCGTTCGCGAACGATGTAGATGGCAAGCCCGGCGATGACCGCCGCTGCCAGCAGCCAGCCGTAGAAGGCAGGTTCGAGATAGAGCTCTGACGTCACGTCCCGCATCCAGTAGACCGCGCCGGAAACACTGGCGGCAATGCCGGCGGCGCCATTGGCCAGCGATGCCCAGACGGTCGTCGACCGGCTGAGCGGCGTGCCGCTGGGAGGGTCAATCATGCCGCGGGTTTCTTCTGTTTCCTCCCAGTCCCGTGCGGGCAGCCGGGCAAGCTGAGCCGCCATGAGCCCGGCTCCTTCGGCCCGCATGAAGAGAGCACCTTCCTCCGAGCGGCGGCGGACGAGCCCTGGCAGAACCCTGCCCCCCGCCCTGGTCCACAGCGCCAGGCGCCGCGGCACCTGATCCAGCTTGCCGGCGTTCACCGCCTTGAGCACCGACGAGGTCCGGAAGGCCGCCGGGCCAACGTTGTAGGTAAATGACACAAGGGCGGAAAACTGATTGCCCGTGAGTGGAACGCGGACAGCGCGGGCAACATCACCCTCGAAGGCCGCCAGATCGCGGCTGAGAATGCGGGCCGCCTCCGCGCGCGAGACGGTCTTCCCCCGCCTTACCACCGGCAAGCCGGCGGCAGAGGTGTGGCCGTAGCCGACGGTCCACACGCCCGCGGGGCACAGATAGGCCTTGGCTCTGAAGCCCTCAAAGGCCTTGATCAGATCAAGGCCGGCCTGGTTGGTCTGCATGTGCCTCTCCTAGATACCCATTCCCTCGATCGTCTTCACGATCGCCGCGTGGGCCTGACGGGTGACCTCAAGTGCGAAAACCTGGCACCCGCCCGAGAAACCCAGCAGCAGCGCCTGCGGCCGGTCCGGCGAGGTGAAAACGATCAGCCGCTCTGGAACGGCAACGGCGGTGATGGGCGGCAGGCTGTTGAAGGCTGTCATGTAAGCTGCGGCCGGGATCATCAGCGCGTGACTGGCAGATGGTACTGCCGCCAGGATATCATCAATGACAGCCTGTTCTGTCAGGCACCGGCTGGCCGCGGGAGCCGAGTGCGAGGGCCGCAACTGTTCCGCGCAGATGACTCCCGCCCCGACGGCGAAGATGAAGAAGAAGAGCAGGCGTACCGGGATCGCGCGCATATTGACCTCCCGCAGATTTGACGGTGTGGCGTCACTATGCTGCGTGGGCTCAGGCCGCGCGGGGGGGAAGCACTTCCCCCCTCACCTCGTCCGGGGTCGTGGGGCTGGGAAAAAGATCAAGCTGGGCAAGGTGTGCCTCGACGCTCTTGAACGCGCGGGCCCGGTGATACCTCACCGTCCTTTCGTGGACGCCGATGGCGCGGGCAATCTCACGCTCCGAGCATCCCTTGTCAATCATTTCGCGCATGTCCCGCCAGCGCTGGCCCGTCCGCTGCGGTCCCAGCGGGATCAGCATTTTCATTCCTCCACCGGGCGGCACCAGGGCGCGGGCCAGTGCCTCAGCGCGCGGGCGGCCCAGCAGTTCCACCAGCCAGTGGCCATCCCGTGGCCGCGCGGGAATGAACACGGTGGTGCCGCCATGGGCGCGGGCAATGGCCAGGGCGGCCTCCACATCGGTGGCGGCAGCAATTTCTGCAAGCAGGGCGGGAAGTCGAATTGGAGTGCGCATCCGGTGCAGAGCCTGTTTGTCTGTTGGTTTTCCCGGATGCGGCCAGGAACATCAGGCCCGTGATTACGCCTTGGCTGACTCCCGTGTCAATCGCTGAACTTGAAAGCCTCATTGCCCCACGTATCATTGCTGGGCCATGGCTCGCGGGCGAAGAGCTCGCAGCGGAAAGCCCTCGGGGTGAGAATTTCAACCATCTCACGCATTTGAGGCGGCTTGCGGGAATGCTCGCGCGCCAGGCCGTCAATGACATTGAGCACGCTGCGGGATGTCCCTTGCGGGTTGCCCATGCGGCCCACCAGAAACGGCTCGCACCCGGAGCGAAGTGTATAACCCGTTCCCCAGCGGACCTTGCCATTCACCGTGCGCTTCACCCAGGCACCGCCCGTGATGTACCGGAACCCCCATGCCCCCATGAGATGCAGGGCAAATTCAAGCCGCGGCCAGACCGCCCACATCATCAGCAGGCAGTCACGCTGGGCAAGCAGGTGGACCGGCAGCGACAGAAGCTCCTCGTCAGTCATGGTCTGGTAATGGGCTTCCGGGCTCTTCGCTTTGCCCTTCTCCGAGTACATTTTATAGGACCAGGGCGGGTCTGCAAGGATTGCGCCATAGCCGAACATGCGGAGATCACCGAAGGGCCAGTCTCGCACCCCGCTGGTGGCCGGCAATGGATTGCCTGGGGTCACGATGGGGGACTCGACTCCGCGGGCGGAATCGTTGGACGGTAGTCACCATGGGCGAAGGCTACTATGGCTACACCAATGAGCAGTTGCGGCGGTTCACGGACATAACTGTCCGTGAAAACAACGACCGCCTTCGCATATTCAAGCCGCAGGCCATTCCTGCCTATGTCGAACTCCTGTGCAGCCTTCAAGCCTGGAAAGGTGATCTTGCTGTCGCGCGCAAGCGGTCTCTCGCAATCCGCACTTTGGGGCCACCCATCAGCCCAAGCGCCCGCGAATCCTTGGGGAGCAGCAAGCGGGTAGATCTGGGAGAAACATTCGTGGCGAGTCTCACCGGCCTTGGTCGGACCAATCCAAAACTTGCCGCTGAGGCTCTCAGCTACTGGCCTTGCCACGTGGTGAGCAATCTCATGAGGTTGAACATGTGCCTCTCCGACCGAAGTCTCGCCTATGTGCGAGTGGATACGCGGGTTTGCTGTGATGCTGCGGCCCCGAAGGCTCAAACATTCATTGAGGTCTCGAAAGTGGAGATGTTTCCCCTGCCCGGTTGCAAGAACTGGCGTTGCAGCTGCAGCTTCGACCGGGGGAGTATTTATGACCCCTTGCTTGAGTCGATTCCTGATGGCCTCTCCACGCAGATCGTTCTGAAGGACGATTAGCCGCCTAACATCGCGCCCGTTCTGAACTCCGTTGCACGTGGCCACTTACCGCGCCTTCCTCAGCTTGTTGCCCAGGGCCTTGTGCACCTTGGCCCATTGACCATGGGTCCATTCCATCGGGTCTCCGCCGGCAACGGCGCGGGCATAGGCAAGCATCTCTTCAAGTGTTCCCGTCTCATTTCCCGTCCAGCTGTGGCCGGCCTCCACCACGCCTTTCTCGCGCAGCATCTCCCATTGCCGCAGGGCCACCCGGCAACCCGGCATGTTGAACCAGCCCGGCATGGTTGGGTCGCGCTTCCAGTTCACCCCCGCCTCGCGTGCCAGCCAGGCCTTCAGCGCCTCCACCACCTTGTCCCCGTCGCCAGGATCACGCAGCCAGGCGGCACGGGCTATGCCGGTCTGGCGCAGGATGAAGGCCTCCATGGCCCTGTCCGTGGGATCGCCCATGACCCCCAGATTGTAACCGGAGACCCACAGGGCCTGGACCTTTCGGGCTATTTTTGAACTGGCCGGAAGCCCTCTTTGAGGGGCCTTGAAACCCTGTTTTGAAAGGTGCCCCACCACCACATTGAGTTGGGCGATTGAGCAATCCTTGGCCGAGCGGGTACCGGTGAGGTGGTACAGCGTGTCGCGGTAGAGATCGTCATCCAGGCCCAGCTGCTTCTTGGCAATATGGACTTGGGCAATTAGCCCGGTGCGCAGCGCGGCGGTCATGGCCGGTTTACCAGGTTCAGTATCCATGCCCAGGCAGCAACCAGCCAGACGGGCAGCCAGCCCGGCAGGCTGTGTATGTGAAGCCCGAGGACACGGCTATGGGGGCCGCCCATTGCCTCCAGCCTCGCCTTGGCTTCCTCCTCGTCCCTCGCCATCACGGTGATGCACCACCAGCCATTCTGGAACCAGTATTTGCAGGCGAAGGGACGGAAGTGGTCCTGAGGGGTGTCAGAATGGGTCACGATTGTTCTCCCGTGGAATTTTCCGTACCACCACCAGGTCAAGGCCGATGGCGTTGAGGGCCGCGACAAAACACGGCAGCGTCGGGTTGCAGCGAAACCAGTTGGTCAGTGCGCCCTGGTGAAGGCCCGCCACCTCACACACATCCTTCTGACTCTTGCCTGACTGCCAGAGGGCCGTGAAGAACTGCCGCACCAGCGGGTGGAGTTGATCCACATTGCGGTGAGGGGCCGCCGTCATAGCCAGCCCTTTGCTCTGAACAACCACTCTGGCCCGGTCACCATCACCGTGGGTCGGCCTTCGTCGTGGATCTCGATGTTGGAGAGCGGCAGCCAGGCCGGTTCCTTCTTGCGCGATGCGGGCTGGGCCAGAACCGCCCTTCCCGACCGGCGCAGAATGCGCACCAACACGTCACATAGGTCGCTCTTGTATTGCTCGTTGATCATTGCAGCGGCACTCCGCCACGGTGAATGAGGTCGGCATTCTCGAAGAACCTCAGCCAGTGCCGGGTTGCCCCGGGCAGAAACTCCAGCATTTCAGCGCGGAAATGCGGGTCCGGGTTGCGCCGCAAGACGATGGCAATGATCGCCGGCAACGCTGCCACCATCAGGTCTTTGCGCACCGCCCCATAGGTGCGTATGAAGTGTTGAATGATCTGGTTGACGGCCACCTGGTCTTCAGGGTCGTCCAGACTATCGAGTGGGTCCCTGATCATCCCCGCCTCCCCATGTGTTTCCTGATCTCCTGGATCAGTTGATAGGCGCCCGCACCGATCAGTGCGCCGAACACCACCCCCACCAGCACCCCGAAGAAGAAAACCAGAATATCGGGATCGTTGTTCATGCCACGCACTCCAGGCCGTCGGGCGTGAAGGGCTCGACACTGAAATCCTCGCCACCACTGGCAATCCGGATTCCCGGAATGAAGTCTCTCGCCATATCGGACTCTGCCAGCAGGGCTTCCTTGTTCACTTCCTCCTTCACGCGGATGAAGCGTGAAAGGCCATTCTCCTTAAGCCAGGCAATGATTGCCTCCGGCGCCCGGATGGGGCCCACAGAGGGCGGGCGCAGCCGCCACGACAGCTTGCCGGCCGGGAAGCTGGCGAACTTCACCTTGCCATTCTCGGTCAAGCTGGCGCGGTTCGCCGCGGCATAGGCCTCCAGGCCGCGGATAAGAGCATCTCGGCGCTGCGCCAGTGGCTCGGCCTGGAGTTCAAAACTCTGCTTCACCTTCGCGAGTGCGTCCTGCAGGCCGGTGTCGAGAAGCTGGATGCGCCGGTCGAGGTCACCAACCTCGAAGATCGCGGCGTTGGCTTCCTCACGGCTCTGCGGAACAGTGGCCTGGGCCACGGTCTTATGCCGGGCTTGCTGGGCTGGTTTCTTCATGGTGGCCTCCGGTGGTCAGGTTGTCGTTGATGTAGGCAAGCAGGCTGTCGGGGTTCAGGCAGGCGCCCTGTTCTCTCGCCAGCCCGCAGGCGGCGCGGATGTCCTCCAGCATTTCTGCCGCCGTCAGAGCGAAGCGTGCGGTCATTTGCTGGTCTGCGGCCGAGAGGGCTGTGAAATCGCGGGGGTTGCGGCTGGCCCGCGCCAAGCGGGCGATGAGCTCTGGCGTCATGGTTGCACCGCCTCATTTCGCGGGATCAGCGGAAACAAGGCAACATTGCCGGCCAGGTGTTCCGGCAGCAGGCGCTGACGCCGTGGAACCGCTCTTGCCTCAAGCTGCTCAACATCCAGGCGCGAGGCCATGATGATATTGAGCATGGCCTTGAGCACGGCCACGGGTGGTGGGTTGCCACTCTCGATGACCATGGTCAGCATGGTCTCAATCCTCTTGAGGTCATGACTGATCATCGCCACCTCCCGTCGTTGCCATGCGGCTGTGCGGGCAGCCCCCCCTGCAGTTGCGGTAGAACAAGACCCGCAGGGAGGAGGTCGGCTCGAACTTCTGGGCGCGCTGCTGATGCTGCAGGCAGATGTGTTTCGGAATTTCTCCGGCCACCGGGCAAACGGTGATCTCCCGCATCAGCGCGCCCCTCACTGCCTGTTCAACGTTGCGGGCGGCGCCTGTGTATGTCCGCCGCAGCATTGCCGAGACGACGGAGGATGAGAACCCGATGCGCTTTGCCACCATGGTCTGGGAGGCGGCATCACACGCCTCCGCCAGAACCATGATCCAGTCCGGCATATCTTCTCCCCAAGATGCCTGGGCAACGGCCACAGCCTGCTTCTGCGATCCGCTGCCCGGCCGGGGGCCCCTTGGCTTGAGGGTCATAACCGCACCTCCCGCGCCAGCGCGACGCCAAAGAAGGTTCCCCGGTTGATGTCGTAGGCCAGCCTGGCCTCGCACAGCCTCGGTGCAATCCGCCCCGTGTTCATGGCAGGGCGGAGCATCCACTCATCCTCCCCCCGCCGGTTGTGGCCCTCGAGGCGCGTGAGATAGCCCGCTCCCTCCAGGTGAGAAACGAAGGCCTGCACTTTTGCCAGCGTCGTCCAGGCTCTCACCTTGGCGTCCTGCAGTATCTCATTCAGCGAAAACGACTTGCGGATGCGTATGGCAGTCCACAGGGCGTCGCGCAGTTCATAGTCGGCGTCTGGCCGGCCATTGGACGAGAAGACGCGGGGAAGCGCCCCCAGCTTCGGGGCCGCAAACAGGGGCTTGCGACCATCCGTCATGCCCGGTTGAGTGATCACACCATGGCGCACCAGGCGGAGCAGGTAGATTTCGGCTTTGGTTGCAGTCACACCAGCCACATGTGCCAGATCAGCGGCGGTGAAGCCGCGGGCCCGGCCGGGCAGGTCCCGCAGGGCAAACCACATCTCTTCCTGACCCGGCTCTATCGTGATGGAAAAATTCGCAGTGGCCGGCTGATGGCGAAGGGGAGCGTTCATGACCGGCCTCCTGCCGCGCGCGCAGCGCGTGGCGGGGGAAGCCCCTTGTAGATGGCCTCTGCATAGCCGGCGGCATTGATCCTCTCGATGCCTTGACGGAGGCAGAACACACGCACCCGATCGATGTTGGTGACCACACGGCGTGTGCAGCCGTCAGTATCCACAACGATCTTGCGCAACAGGTCGTCCGCAATTGCCAGCCCACCCGCATAGAGCTTCGCCAGTTCGCGGGCGTCGTCGAGGGCACAGGCCTCGGCAAGGGTCCACTCCAGAACGCGATTGTGGGCGAGATCGAATTCCTGCAGCTTCGTCGGCAGGTGAACCTCGCCGATCATGATGATGGGAGCATGGGTGGGGTCTGAAATCTCCCGGATGACATCCACCAGGCTCTTCTTCACGAGGTGGTCGGCTTCATCCAGGATGATGGGTCTGGGATCATCGGCCAGAACCCGGATGATCTCGATGACACGCTTGGAGACCGACCCCTTGACCAGTGGAATCGACAGTTCGTGCATGAGTGCGTCGACCAGGGTGGAGGTGGTCCAGGTTGACCCGCATTCGATATAGACCGCCTCCTGCTTGATGGCGGCACGTGAGGCGGCCGTGGTCTTTCCGTAACCCGATGGCCCGTAAAAAACCCCCCACCCCGGAAGGTGTTGAGGCCTCTCCTTCATGCGGATGACCAGTTCCTCGAAAAGCGCCACATTCCTGAGTGGAGCGGTCTTCGGCCCCCCCGGATTGACTCTTTGCATGCTAATGTCCATGATATGACCTGTTGGTTTGATGTTGCGGGCGCTTCCCGGTTGCCGCCGGGGGCGCCCTTTCTGTTACGCATTGAGCCACTCACGGCCATGCTCCGCTAAAAGCGAGGCATGGGACTTGAATTCGGCCGAGGTTTCGTATCCTCCCAGCCAACGGACATCTTCCGCTGACGGACTCTCACCACCAGCAAGAGCATCCCGGATTGCCATGGCGCGCCTGAAGCGCGCCTTTGGCGTTTCTGGCAGAGCCAGAACATTGGAGGTGGAAGAGTCATCGCTGATGGCTGGCAAGCTGGTTGCCGGGCGCTCGCCCCCCGTGGCAACGGCCGCCTGTGCCAGGGCTCCTGTGCAGTGAGGTTCAGAAGGCCGCGGAAAGGCCGTGACGGCGGCACTCTTCCGGCCCGCCAGGTCAAGAACAGCGTCGATCATGTCACGCGGCTTGATAGCGTGCGCCGCCGCGCGCACCTTGGCATTTCCCTTTTTGATCAGCGCCGCTTGCTCTTCGCGCGCCATGGCAATGGCCTTGCGCGGGTCAATTCCGGCGCGTCGCGGGCAAATGGCCTCAGCGATGAACTCACCGTGCTCATCGCTGAACACATAGAGCCTGCCCATGTCTTCCGGGTCCTGCCGGCAGAAAACCCGGCGGCCGGGCAGAAGTGCGCCAGAGAAATAATAGGCTTCATCAAGCCTGATGCCCTTCTTGGTCACCTGCCGCCATCCGCCGCCTGCAGGGGCGAGCAGCAGATCAAGAGCGTGGAGGTTGGCGATGTGCCTGATGCTGCCCGGGCTTTCCTGCGCCCGCGCAAAGGGCGTCTTGCCCTCCAGCCCGCCATGGCCCTCGTGGGCATACTTCACGGCAGCCCATTGATCCATTTTGATCTGGAGATCATGGGCCGTGAGGTCAACGCAACAGGCCTTCTCGTCGCTCTCTCCCAGCCGCGCGGCAAAGGCCTTGCGGCCTTCGATCATCTTGCGGTCGGCAACACTGTGGCCAATGAAACCCGGCAGCAAAGGCATCAGCCTGTGTTGCAGTGAGCCGATGGCCCGCTCCACAATACCCTTCTGCTCCGGGCTGAACGGCCGTGTTATGTCGTGGCGTATGCCCAGGCAGTGCAGCGCCTGCTGGAAGCGGCGGCTGATGAAGTCGGACCCATTGTCCGTCCGGAGCGTGTCGGGAACGCCCCAGGCCAGAATGGCCTTTCTCAACAGAAGCAGCGTGGCCTCAGTGCGCGGCGTCTTGGTGACATAAAGCATCAGCCGGCGGGAATAGACGTCAACGCAGACATAGACGGTGAAGCGGCCGTCTCTGGTCAACACATCGGCAGGTGACGCGTCGATCTCCCACAATTCATTGACCTGGCCCACCCCGGCATAGGCGTTCTCCCCCGCCAGGCGGTAATGGCTCTTGAACCGGTCAGGGTCTGTCAGGCTCATCAGCGAAGCCCTGTTGGCTTCACGCCAATCCGAGATGAAACGCTGAAAAGAACGTTCATGGGGCAGTGGAACCGTGCCGCCTCCCACCGCCAGGGTGCAGCCGAACCGCGCCTCCACCAGGTCGCGCACATGGCGGGTGGAGAGGAAGGGCTGGTGAACAAGGAGGCCTCCGATATAGATGGCCACCTCACCGTCCTGCGCCTGTTCAAGCAGTTGGGGGCGCCGTCTCGCCCACCCCCCAACATCATGCCATTTGCCGTCCTGGCGCAGCTGGCGCCAGCGCATGATGGAGCGCAGGGATACGTGCCTGAGGGCCTCACGCAGCCATGGCTCCACCGGAATTCCGCCTCCATTGTAGTGGCTGCAGAAATCAGCGTCAGAGGCCTTTCGGCCGAGCGACCGGTTGGCGGCAAAATGTGCGTCGGCCATGGTGAGTACGGTCAGGCGCGCATCGCGCCTCAGCACGCGGCCTGGTGTTGACGAGTGATCAGCCCGGAACTTGGGAGCGGGGGAAACCGTGACCTCCGCCGCCTTGATCAGCCGGGCGGAAAGAGCCGCGCGCGCATCAGCAGGCAGCAGCGACACATGGTATTCCATGCCGCCGCCGCCCGCCCTGCCCCGCCTGATGCGGGCCAGGGCCTCACCGCTGGGCATTTTGGCCCCGGCCCAACCCTCTCGGGCGATGAAGAGATTGAGACCGCGTTTTGTTGCTGGTAGCCCGGGCAGGCCCAGGTTCGAAAGTTCTCGTGCCGTGTGCCAGCCCGTCATTTTCGTTGCTCCATGTGCGGTGGAGGTTTTCATGATCAGATTCCGGCCTCTGGCTGTTCGCCCACCTGGCGCCGTACCATCAGGATGAGATCGCGGTTCGCACTCACCCACATGAGCGTTGCCAGTGCAGCATCAAGCCGCGCCAGGCACAGGTCGGCCTCGGATTGTTTCATCCTCCCCTCGCGCACCCAGCGGGGATAGGCGCTGTGGCGCAGGGCCATTTCCCGCCGCAACTCCGCGATCTGGCCGTGGATGGGAACGCGCTCCGGCGCCGGTTTTCCGGTGAGGGGAACTGGCGTCGTCATCGGCCCTGCCCCCGTTCAATGTAGGCCCTGATCCGCTTTCGAACCTTGGGGGTCGCCCTTGACCACAGCTTGATGAAGGCGGCCATGGCGGCCTCTTCAGGATTTTTCACGTCGACCTTGTTGAAGTGCAGGGCCAGCGCGGCAGGCACGCTGTCAGGCGCCGCTTCGCCGCCCTCAAGCAGGTCCAGCACCGCCATTTGGTCTTCCGCCTTTTCCCGCGACAGCTGCACGAGTTGCGCCCGGTTTTCCGCCAGCCATCGCAACTGCGGCTGTGAGAGGCGGTCACGGACCCGGGCCGGCAGAGCCTCATGGAGGGCGGCATCGGCAAAAATCGTGCGCTCGGAAAGACCCATGCGGGCGGCAACATCCGCCCCGAGAGACCAAAACTGCAATGTTTGCACTTTTGATCTTGCGGTCTTGCGGTCGCCCCCTCTTTTTTCACCGTAGAGCCGGTGCAGAGAGGCTTTCAACTCCGCGATGTGGGCTGCTCGATCGAGAGGTGAAAGCTCCCGCCGGGCCACGTTTTCAACGATCTCCTGCAGCCGCATCTCGGTCTCGGGCTGGTCGGTTTCCGGCCCATAGACATTGGCCGGAATGAATTGCCGCCCCAACCGCTTGAACGCCGCCAGCCGGTGGGCACCTGCCACCAGGCGGAAACTGTTGCCCACCTGCATGATCTGGATGGGGTTCTGCAGTCCCGTCTGCTCAATCACCTTGGCGAGCCCGTCGGCCCACAGGGCGTCCACGGCGCGGAGCCGGGAGCCCACATCGATGTCGGCAATTGGGAATGAGCCGGTCTCAATCAGGCGCAT